CGTCGGATTGTGTTTTTTAATTAGTAGTTCAAGATACAGTAATCTGGTTGGACTTCAACTGTAATGTTTACGGCTGTTCCATCATCATCCCAGTTATAGTCTCCAAAGTTAACGCTTGTAATAACAGCTCCTTTAATTACCCATTCATTAACAATATCACCTACTGGACCTAAACCATTGAATGTAATGTCTTTTTTATAGAAATCAGAGTAACCATCTCTACCTGTTACTGATTCATGTCCTAAACGAACCCATTCCATTACTGTTTGTGAACCTGCAGGAGTGATTGCTTCATAAAGTGTAAAAGTAACTGTATTCCAAATGGTTTTTCCTTTTACATAACGTTGAACGTTAATGTGGTTAAGAGCAACTGCTGTTTGAGACAATGAAATTGCAGACATTCCTTTTACCAAATATGATGGGATACCATCCATATAAAGGATAAAACGGTTTGTTAGTCTAGGTTCAAACGCTGTGTAAAAAATTTCGTTAGGATTTAAAATTGCCATTTTACGTTATATTAATTTGTTTTATTATAAATATTATATTCTCAATTTTTTAAACTGGGAATTGTGCTCCAGTTGGTAACAAGATAAAATCTAAAGATATAAATTCAGCTGTACGTGTTGGTTGTACATAAATCTGTCCGATTAATTGGTTTCTATCTATTACATCTGGTCCATTGTTTGTATCATCCATTATTACTTTAAATGCATACAAACCTTGTTTTTGTTGGATGATTTGTAAATATGGTGTTACTTTAGCGATAAATGAATTTCTTGTAGCCGCTGTATTTTGTTCAAATACTACAGTGTCAGCGATTTGGCGAATGTAATTTTTCAATTCAATCATCAAACGTCTTACATTTACTCTATCTAAAGCAGATGCTTCTTTTTGTAATGTTTTTTGTCCAAATACAACTACTCCTTCTTTTGGTAGTGATGCTAATGGGTTAACATTAGATTCATATAAATCGTCTTTATTTGCTTGAGTCAATTTATATTGAGCGCGAATTACTGTGTTTAATCCACCTCTGTTAATACCTGCTGGAGCAAACCAAGGAGCAGCTACTTTATCGTTAAATGCATATACACCTGGAATTACTGTTGAGGCAGGGGCCCAAATTTGTCTTCCTGTAGCTGGGTCTTGTACTCTAACCCATGGATAATATGAAGCAGCATATGAAGTATCTCTTGAATTTGCTTGTCCAATTACACTTTGTACTCCTTCTCCATATGTAACTAAATCCATCACAAATAAATTATCTCCTCTATCTTGTGTGTTTTGAATAATTTCTGAAATTTGTGATGTATGTAAATCATTCGTTAAACCAGGAGTAAATAATACATTAAATTGGTATGCATCTCTATTTTTTAGGATTGTAATTGCATCATCATAATCAGATGGGCTAACACCTTGTGTATTACCTGCTGTAATATTTTCGTATAAATTTGCTCCACCAATTACATCTCCTGTAGCACCTCCAAATAAACCATTTTGGGCAACAGGAATAGAACCAGTGTATTGGGATTTTGGTTGTCCGTTTGCGTCTAAATAGAATGGTGTTGGGTTATTAACTGCGGCGACACGAACGTAACGTGATTGGTTTGGATATTCACCAGTTACATCAATTTGTTCGTTTGCTTGATCATATACGAGTTTTTGATCACCAATTACTTTAGCAATATAACGAGATGAATATGGATCTAAACTTACGTTGTTCCATGTTTCAAGGATTATTTTCTTGTTTGTTCTATCATCTCCTCTTCTTATCAATACTGTAAATGTACCTGAAGATGTGTTTGGGGTGATGATTTCAAATCTTACATTATCTTTAGTTCCTGAAAGTAATGCACCTGCACTTCCTGTAATATTATTGTTCATGATTACACCTTCAGAAATGGTTTCAAGTTCAAAAATATTATCACCTACATATCCAGGATCTACATATCCTCCAGTAACATATAAAATATCATTTGTTACTATAGATGAAGTTGCAGAGGTATAAGAACCACTAACTACACGTGTTACAAGCAATGAAGTACCACCATAATTAAAATAATTGTAAGCTGCCAATGAAGTAAAATAAGAATTAGCTAAACCACCACTTGTAAATGTATCACCAAAATAATTTTGATAATCAGAATATGATGTAACTAATGTAGGAACATTTACAGGTCCTTTAACTGTAGGGCCTATAATAGCTGCACCAGCTTGTACTGGTTGGCCTGTTAAAAACGTGTTGTCTATTTCACTTATTGTTACCCCTGGGGAAATTGAAAAATTTGCCATTTTATTTTTTTATTATAAATATTAATTTTCTTGTTAAAATCCATTATTAAGCAGGAAAAGTAGCTCCTGTGGGAAGTATGTTAAAGTCTAATAGAATAAATTCTGCTGTTCTTGTTGGTTGTAAATATATTTGTCCTATCAGCTGGTTGTTGTCTATTGTAGTAGGAGTATTATTTGATTCATCCATTACTACTTTAAATGCTGTTAAACCTTCTCTTTGTTGAACAGAAGCCAAATATGGGTTTACTTGAGCTAAGAAATTATTTCTTGTAGTTACTGTGTTTTGTTCAAATACTAAAGTATCTGCTACTTGTGAAATATAATTTTTCAACTCAATAAGTAATCTTCTTACATTCACACGATCAAGAGCACTTGATTTCTTTTGCAATGTCTTTTGACCAAATACTGTTACTCCTGTATTAGGAAAAGTTGCAATTGAGTTAACATTACTTTCATATAATAAATCTCTATTTCCTTGAGTTAGGTAACGTTCTGCCCTAATAACAGTAGACATTACTCCACGGTTAGTTCCAGCAGGAGCAAACCAAGGTTCTGCTACACTATCATTAAATGCATATACCCCAGGTATCATAACAGAGGCAGGTACCCAAACTTGTCTTCCCGAGTTTGGGTCAATTGTTTGAACCCAAGGCCAATAAGCAGCAGCATATGAAGTATCATATGTTATTGCATTTGTTGTAACAGGTAAAATGTTTGAGCCATATCCTACTAAATCAAGTATGGTCATTGAATCTCCTCTACTTTGCACTACACTAAGTAATTGCGATACAGCGGAGGCATGTGATGGGAAATTTGTACCATCTGCAATTAAACCAGGTGCTGTAATCAAATTGTATTGGTAAGCATCTTGGTTAGCTAACAATGAAATAGATTCTGTATAGGCACTTGCTTGTAGGCCTTGAATATTTAAATCTGAAATATTTTCATAATATGCACCACTTGGGGCAACATTTTTACCTTCAGCTCCACCAAATACACCTAAAGAGGCTGTAGGTAAAGAACCAGTATATTGTGGTTTTGGGTTACCTGTATTGTCAAAATAATTTGGGGTGGTTAAATTAACTTGTTTAATACGAACATATCGAGATTGGTTTCTATATTCTCCATTTAGTTGAACATAGTATTCGCCATTATCTTGTTGAACTTGTTCGTATTGGTTTCCTATTACTCTTTCTATGTAGTTTGAGGCAAATGGATCAAGTGATAAATTTGACCATGTTTCTAAAATAGATGGGGAATTGGTTGAATCATTACCTTGACGAATAAGTAAGGTAAATGTTCCGTTGTTTACGTTTGGTGAAACAATTTGCCATCTTAGATTATCTGCTGTTCCGTTTTCTAAAGTTCCATTAGCATATAATGAACCTGAACTGTTCATGATTTCACCTTCAGATAATGTCTCTAAAGCAAATACTTCAGTGTTTGAACCTCCAGAAAAATATGTTGTTGTACTTCCAGAAATATAATAATATGAATTACCTGCTAATCCATTTGAGTTAAGAGCAGTTAATACTAAATTTGGAGCAGAATAAGATGCGGTAGAATCTATTGTAACATTGCTATTTATAGAAGCAGAAGCATTGTTAAATACATCTAAAGTAGATGAACCTGAAAGTAAGATATTTACACCGTTAATAGAGGCTGAATATGATGTTGTTACTGCATCTGTTAAGTCTAAAGAAGCAGAAGCAAATGTAGCAGCATTTGATGAAGGAATAACAGAAGATGTAGCAGGAGAAAATGTTCCACTTACTACTCTTGTTACCAATAGTGTATTCCCTCCATTATTAAAGTAGTTGTATGCTGAAATAGAGGTAAAATATGAATATGTTTGGCTACCGCTTAAAAAAGTAGAACCAAATTTGTTCAGATAATCACTATATGTTGTACATAATACAGGGATACCTACTTTACCTTTTACAGTAGGTCCTATAATAGCGGCACCCGCTTGTATAGGTCCTTCAGTGATAAAGGATTGATCATTTTCTATAGCTAATACGCCAGGTGAGACAATTACTTCAGCCATTATTTATTTTATTTTAATTTATTTTATAAGTCCATAGATACCCATAAGCTGTTTTTTGTTTTCCTCTACAACATGCTGCTATGTTATCTCCTATTTTATTATTTAAAAATTTTTCAGCTTCATTAGCACTTTTCCAAATTTTAACAAATTTGTTATCTAATGAATACTGGTATACTGTATTTCCTTGTTTTGG